GAGGCTCCCGCAAATGCTCCCGTAGCCGCCACCTGTGCCGCCGCCGCCGACATCTTATATTGAGCCGCCAGAGCCACGTTCGCGGGGTTAACAGATGCCGCTGTATAAACACCGGCTATATACTGCTGATAAAGCCCTTCTATAGTCAGAGACATTGCTTTTTGCACTGCCTCAGTTTTCACCACATCAAAAATACTCTTAAAAAGGTCATCCACGGCAAACTTGCCAGTCTCACTCAGCACAATAACACTGTCCGCAAGCTCCGCAGTTACGCCGCTCATAACATCTTTAACCGCAGATGCCACCACAAGCTGACTATCAAGCTCACGCTGAAAAGTCGCCGTAGCCTCCGTCATTGCGTCCGCAGTGTTGATTATTTCGTATTGCAGCGCCTTCCACTCTTCAGCGGCCGCTATGATGCGCCCGTCCCCCATGGCCTGCATAACCATGTCTTCATACTCAAATTCAATCTGTATGCGCTGTTTGCTCTTGTAGTCCGTTGCTCCGTTAACAAAAAGCTGGCGCTCAGCCTCTTTGATCTTGTCCATAATCGTCATGCCGAGTTTATCCGCTTCCTGTTCCTGCCCCCAGTTAGTTGCGCCACGGTCTACATCATATGTATCTTCCCGCCCAAGCTGCTTAGCCAGTTCAATGGCCGCCCGTTTCTGCTCATTGTTCTTACGCAGGGTTTCCGTAGCTTTCGCCGTCTCAAGGCTCACGCTGAGCCATCTATCAGCCAGATTTTTCAAAACAGCGGTGGACTTATCCATGTCATCATACTCAGCTTTAATGCGCATCACCGCCGCTGCATAGCCGTCCATACCGACCTGCATACGCGCCAACTGCGCCGCACTCAGGAGCTTTTCAAGCTTCTCCTGCGCCTTAGGGTCTGTGTACTCCACGGCGGGGTTAAGCCTCCGCTGAACACTCAAATACTGATCCGCCGCTATATTCAGCGCATTTACATCAGCTTTAAAATCAAGCGCAACCTGCTCTCTCGCCTGTTTTCTCCCGTCTGCCCATTTACTGAGGGCAGATAATATATTATCGCTCTCGTCCTCAAAAATTGGCTTACTCCACCACGGCGCGTTATCCCCATCGCCGGATGTAAAAAGCACAAGCTCAGATGTAAACTCTTTCAAACGATTTATATTATTCTCAAAACGGGCTTGGAGCTTCCCCATCTTATCAGTTGTGCTGTCAACCTCCCCGCCGAGCATCGGCAGCTTTTCCCGCATCTGCTGCATAGCTTCTGCCAAAAGAATCTGCCTTTTCTCAGTGTCCGTCAGCTCACGCCCGTATTCTGCGGTTTTCTGCTTCATAAGCTCTGTCTGACTTATGATTATCCCTGCATCATCAAGCAACTGCGTTGACTCACGAGTCAAACCGGTGAATATTGTGGATCTAAGCTGCTCAAAATCTTTTCCGGTCTGCTTTGAATAAGCCCGCAGGTAAGCAAGCGCAGTAGTGATCATCTGCGGGTCCATTCCGGCAATCAGCGCCTGATTTGCAACAGTCATCATCTGCAAATCGCTCATTGTGCCGCGAACGGCTTTACGCATATCGCCGAGGAGAACCTCAGAAACAATATTCGCTGATCTTGAAATCCGCTCAAACCCTGTGCTGATCTCGCTTATCCGTGCGCCTTCTTCAAGCGTGTTCCAAGCCGTTCGGGCAGCACCCGTCACAAGCCCCAAAACATTACGCATACCTTCAAAGCTCTGGTTTATCCGCACAGATTCTTTATAGAGCCTTCCGACTGCGTTCTCTATCCTGCGGAAGCCTGTCACAGCCCCGCTTGAATCACTCGTAAACTTAAACTGCGTTTCCCGTGTGTTTTTATTCATCTGAAACCCTTCCGAACCCTTTCAAACTGTTCCGAACCTTTCCGAACCATTTCAAATCCTTTTCTTTTTCCCTGCGGGCTTTCATAGCCGCTTCGATTGCGGCGTCCATTTCCTGCTTTTCAGTGTCGTTCACAACGTTGTAAAGTGCAGTCTGCATCTCTTCCAGAATCTCTTTTGTTGCGTTTGCGCATTTTATCCGGCGGAAATCCTCAGTAATGGCGATATAACCTATCTGCTTATAAAGCCTAAAAAAATGACCGAGCGGAAGCATGTTCAACTCGGTCACCGTAAGTCCGTAAAAACGGAGCAGCGAAGCATAAACAAAGTCATACTCATATTCGTCAGACTGCTTCTCTATCGCCCGCTGTCCGTCTCCGAGTTCTCCGCCGTCTGCTCCCCCGCCGTCATGATCTCCGGGTCAAACCCCTGCGCTATGAGCATCAGCGCATCAAGCATACCGTTATCACACTTCGCTATAACATCCGCCGGAAGCCCGCATGTTTCGAGCAGTTCCGCATATTTCGCACGGATAGCCATAAGCGAAGGCTTTGTCTTAAAAAACTCCTGAAGCTCCAGAGAGCGCACATGCGCAAGCCCGCTTAATTCAAACTGCTGCCCGTCTATTTCAACGGGCATTTTCAGCGAAAAACTGTTTACATTAATAACTTTAGCCATGTGATTACTCCGCCGCAGTCACATCAGGATCACCGAAGCGGTAAAGCCTATCCGATGTGTTAGACTCAGGCAGCGCGAGGAATGTCACTTCGAACACGCTCATTTCGCCTTTAGTGTATTTCCTGTTTACGTTTTCGATTTTAGGCGCGGCCTTAAAAACCGTCAGATAATCGTCCATAACACCGGATTTCGGCACAAGCTTCAGCACAGCAGCTTTACTTGATATTTTCGCTCCCGTAGCGTCATAAACATCCACAGCGGTCTTCTCCTCATCAACAGAGTCTGTCACAAGCTGCGCACCGTACAACATCGCCACAAGATCTTCTTTTGTGTACGCCACCAGGGGCACTTTTACAGTCACAGTAGACTTATCCACTTCCGAGTCAATCGGCATTGAGAGCTGATCAACTTCCGTGTCTGCGTACTCTATGTTATGCACAAACTCCACACCGCCCGCAGTGTAGCCCAGTTCACGGGTCCCGAATGTTACTTCGCAAGCCCCAAGCTTTTTAACCGTTCTTGTTTCAGGCATTTCTAATCCTCCCACATATCCGTTTCATAGTCGGCATCCAGAAAAACCGTAGCCGCCCCAACCTTTTCAGTTCCAAAAACAACTTCGATGTTATCACCCTTGGGTGTCAGCATCCCGGTTGCCCCGCCCAGTGTTTCATCATTGCCGATTATTTCATACATCTCCGAAAGCCCTTTCCGAAGCCTCTGGCGCAGGTCTGCCCCGCCTTCCAAAAGCAGAGTAACCGCCACCGCCGTTTTCCGCTCCTGAAAGTCCGCCTCCGTTATTTGGCATTCGCCGTCTTTTATCACTACAAGCGGGTATTCCTTCGGGTCATAATCCCGCCCCTCGTCCTCTTTCACTGCCCGCACAGTCAGGCTACAGCCGTTTGCTTCGGTATAGCCCGCCAGAGCCGCTTTAAGAGCGTCTATCATCTCCTGCCTTTTACTCACGGCGCATCACCGCTGATATAAAGGAGGGTTATTGAGTCCTGCGGTTCCGTGCCGGTTATGTAATACACAGCCCCGCGGAAGCTTACCTCAGTGCCGATTTCGGCATCCGCCACGTCCGCGGGAACACACACCAGATGCGGCTCTATCACAACCGAGCGGCCAAGATCAAAATCATGCTCCGTCCGCTCCGCAAAAAACAGCACCGGAACGGGCTCACCGCTGCCGATAACCGCCGTTTCCTCGGACATAGTGTCCAGCATCACCCGCATATCTTCCGCGCTGATCAAACTCATTTCGCCGCCCCGCGCCATTTCTCAACAGTGCGCAGACCGAAATAAGCCGCTATAACGAGATAAAGCATATCTGCGTTTGTCTCCGCGTAAATATCGGGTATTGGCGCGCCGAAAGCCGCAAGCAGGGCAAAAGCAGTATGGATAACAAGCAGATACGCCAGAGTGGCCGGGCGAATATTCCGCGCAAGCGCGCTTGATACGTTGTCCGCCGTCCAGCGGGCTGTTATCTCCGCATCAAATTTCTGTTTATCCTCAAACATAATGCGGAGCTCCTCATTTTTCAGAGTCTGCACTGCCTTCAATTCCTCCACCCCTGCGGGGTTACTCAGCTTATCATCAAGCTTCACGCCGAGCAGGTTCTCAACCTTATCTTTACCCTTCTGCGCCACAGCCTCAGCTATAGTTCCAAGACCTTCCGAAGCGAGCTTTGCTATCAGCGGCGCAAGAGCCGCACCAACAATCGGCAGCATCAGAACACCCCTGTTTCCATCTGACGGGCGAGTTCCGCAGCCCTGCCCTTGACCTGCCCCGCCCATGCGCTGTTCAGCATTTCGGCGGCGGCCTCTTTGTATCTGCCCGCCTCAACATGTCCGAGAGTCTTTTTAAACCCTTTCAGCTTCGGTGTGCCCATGTTAAACGCCATGTTCACAAGCACACCCTGACGCACTTCATCAAGCCCGTCAAACCACGAAAAAACCGTCCGGAGTTCACTTTCAGCGGTGAGTATATCGTTTCTCAGCAGTGTGCGGGCTTCCGCATCGGTTATGCCGTTGTCTTCGATATTGCGCCCGTAGCCGATAGTCAGCTTGCCCGCAGGGCATTTATACGGCATGTGCTTTTCACCGCTTTTTTTCGTGCCCTCATGGCGTATCAACTGGTTTATAAATCTGTCTGAAATCAACATCTGTTACTCCCCCCGTGCCGAATGTCACAGCCCGCTTCAAGGCGGCTCAGCCTGCCTTCTGCTTTGTTATATTTTGAAAAAAGCTCCTTCTGATTTTCAACAAGTGTGTTGTACGACCGCTGCAAAAACCAAGCGACAATCGACAACAGCCCGCCGATAAGTGCCAAAAGCACCGTGTTTAAGTCGATAACAAAATTCACACCCTCCCCCC